TCAGGTCGTCTCCTCTGGAAATTCAAATCTTGCAACAATCCGGCGCTGCCACGGCCTGCTCAGCGGGCTCTCCACAACGCCATGTCGCGCATAAGCATGAATAAAGCTGCCCTGCTGACCGGTTTCTGCCTGCAAGCCCAGATGCTTCGCCACACACCCCTGCCGCATCCTAAACAGCAGCACGTCTCCCATCGCCTCAAGCTCCAAGGGCTTGGAAATGAGGTGCCGCAAAGAGGCGTGCCAAAGACGCTCTTCCGCCTGCGTTTCTGACCAATCCAATGAATAGGCCGGCACGGCTTCGGGTTCGGCGTCAAACAATTCACGCCAAACCCCGCGCACCAGACCAAGGCAGTCACTACCCGCCCCGCGCCGCGCACTTTGGTGCACATATGGCGTTCCTATCCACCGGCGCGCAATCGCTATGATCCGTGCTCCCTGATCACTCATCGGCGCGATCCACCGCTGTTGGCCGAGCTTGATCGCGGCACAGACATCACCCAATCCTCCGCAGGCAAATCTGGAAATCCCTGAAAGTTTACGAGATTGTTGAACTTCAAACGGCAAGTCTCGAGCCGCTTGTCGCATCCGGCAATCAATCTAATTGGTGTATCTGCCTCCAAGGAGCCCCGTATCGGCTCCCAAAGCTCAATGACACGCTCGCCGCTCCGGGTCTGATCATTCTTGATCACACTCCACAGCCCTTTAGCCGGACCGGCCAAGACCTCCATCCGCCCGCGCGCGAACCAACCTTCGTCAAACCCCAAGAAGTCGGTCCAGCGAAACTCCTGCCCGCGCGTATGGGACGCCACGGTCAAATCATGGCTATACCCGTCCGTCTCCACGGCAAACCGACATGTCTTGTCGCCCAACACGGCTGTGCAGGGCTTCTGATATACCCGCCCCAACGGCCGGTTTAGCGCCTCGGTCAACCCGCGCAATTCAGCGCGAAATGCTCCGTCAACGCGGTGCAGCTCCCCAATCGTCCCGCGAAACTGGAGCCAACGCATGCTCGGGTCCGACCAGTTCACCAACCAAGCCTGCACCGCCGCGCTATCAAACCGCCCCTGCTCAATCTCGTCCTCACGGATTGATGCATCGCTGAGCGCCCCATTGTCTCGGTATCGTCCACAGAAAGACCCGTAGACTGCGCGATCGCCCGTGCGCTCAGCCCGCTGTCCGCGCGAAATGTAATCCCGTCAAATTCCAACGGCAGGTCATGATCAGTAAAGGCATGGATAACACCATCACGCCTTGTGATCAGCCACGCACGGCAAAGCGTGGTAATGCCGCCCGCAAGGTGTGCGTTCAACGTTTCATTAAATTCCGCCATCAGACACGCACCTCGATCACCGGCACATCAGGCACCTGCCCTGCCTGAAAACTCGCGACCGAAGTCAGGATGCGGTCTGTGTCAAACCGGACAGGCACATCGAATTCAAAGCCAGCCAGTATTTCAATTTGCGGATCTGGCGGATGGGCAAAGACGATCACCCCGCGGGTCACATCTACCTCGTACTCCACCCCTTCGCGCAGCTCGTCTTGCTCTACCCCGACCCGGACGGAGCCCTTAACCAGCTTCGAGATCGGCCGCGCATAGCTTTGTTCACCGGAGCGATAGAGCTTCACGATCTGGAACTCGGACGTCGCTCCGTCACCATAGCCGATACTCTGATCGTCAAACGCTACCTCCGCCGAGGCCGCACAGGATTTATAGTCGGCCCAATCTTTCCAACGAAAGCCGTGCATCTGTCCCATCCGAGCTTCAAAGAATCCGATCAGCCGTTGTAGATCGTCAATAGACCGCATTCCCAGACCAGCGTCATATACACGCCGTGAATGGGCCCAAGGCGTGTTACGTTCCTCATGACCATTCGCGAGCGTGACAACGTCTGTGCGGCGCTGCGGCCCCCCCAGCGCGCCAAAGCTCAGACTAGCGGGAAACCTAATTTCATGAAATGCCACTGATCCTGCTCCTGTTTATCTGTTGCGATTGCCGCTGCTCAGCGCGCGGCTCATTTGGGCCGCGATCTGGCTTTGGCTGCGTTGGAAACCTTGCACATCCGGCGTGGTGATATTCATGACAACAGTCGTCCCGCCGCCTCCCGCGCCGCGCACACCCAGCTTGCCATCACTGCCCCGCGCCAGTGGCATGATTGCCTCCGGACCGGCTTCTCCCATTACCCCTATGCCGCCCCGCATCGGGAACGGCGTCGCACCGCTGACCACGCCGCCATTTGCAAACGGCATTACACGGCCTTGCGAGAATGCCGCCCCGTTCGCAAATGGCAAAATGCCTTGCACCGCCGATCCAACCCCCTGCGCCACTAACCCGCCAAAGTGATCTGTCACCGGCCGGATCGCCGCGTTATAGGTCGTGTTCACCATAGTCTCCGCCACCGTGCGCAGCGCATCCGATAGCTTCAGCCCGTCGAACACCACGCCGTCAAAAGCCTTGCGCAGCCCCCTGCCCAACCCTTTTTCAAGTGCTGCCGCATCCTTGCCGGTCTCCGCCAGCGACGCCCGCATACGGCGCAATTCGCTGTCAAACCCGGATACCAATGTGCTTGTACCCGCCAAGGTAACGTTCAGCCCCTCAGCAGCACCCTCCAAGCTTTCAAAATCCTCAAAATCCATCATTCTCCCCTTTCAACTTGTCCGGATAGGCCGCCATCAAAGCCGACAACCCATCGCTCAGCAGCGGCGCTGACGCCTTGGAGGTACCCAACATCAAATTCAATTCAGCCGGTGTCAGCGCCCAAAACTCATCCGGGCGCAGGCCAAACCCTTTGATCCCTGCCCGCATCAGCGCTGGCCAATCAAGCCTGCCTGTCTGCGTCACTCCGGCACCACAAAGGCACGCGCCAACAACTCTGCCGCTGCCCGCGCCGCTGCCATGGGGCCCCCTTCGATCTCGGCATGAAGCAAGGCCCCCTCTGCAAGCTTTGATCCCCCGCCGCGCAGCCCTGCGCTCAAAAGCGCCAGAACATCGCGGCTGGAGAATTTGTTGCTCTCGAACCGCTCGACCAAAGCGATAAGCGATCCTTCACAGAGCTTTTCCTCCAGCTCTGCCAACGCCCCCAAGGTCAAGCGCGCCAGATGGCGCTGCCCGTCAACGACAATCGCCACCTCTCCGCGCCAAGCATTTGCCATGCTCAAACCGCCACTGCCGGCTCGAACACCAGCGCACCGGCCGACAGCAGGCTCAGCTCAAACGTCGCCTCGCCATTCAGTGACCCACCATACTCCAGCGCCGTCACCTGAAATGGCCCTTCCACTGTCCCGAAATCGGGGATGATAATCTGGAAATCCGGTGTCTGGCCCTCAAAGAACAGCTGGCGCGCCCGCTCGTCGGTTCCCGCGTCGCGAAACACTCCCGAACCGCTGATCGCGGCCGAGCGCACGCCCGCGCCCGCCAGCAACTCGCGCCAGCCTCCTGCAGACTCGAGCGATGTGACATCCACCGCCTCAGCGTTAAAACTCACCCGCGTTGCCCGCAAACCTGCGATCGTTTCAAACTGTCCGTCGCTCGTCATGTCCACTTTGACCAAAAGGTCCTTACCCGCTTGTACTGCCATCTTGTCTCTCCTGATTTATCTGTCGAAAAATTGGACACTGCTCAGTCGTCTTGAACCCGTGCCCGAAACCGCAATTCGATCTTGCGCAAACTTGCGCTTTCGATCCGTTTGGCACTGGCGCGGTCAAAGCGCAGCGACACCAGCTTGCCCCGGCTCAACGCCAAATCGGCATTTTGCAATGCGTCACTAACGGCCCCTGCCACCGCTTTCGCTCCTGCAAATCCAGCGACGGTGGTGAAGACGGAAACAGTGAACAAATGCACTGCCCCGTCACCACTGCCATCCGATGCATCACGCACCGTCTCGCCGCCCAACTGGACGTAGGTGTCGGGAACCGTGCCTGCGGGCATCGCATCATAGATCGCATCGCCCACCAACGCTGCCAGCGGCGCGTCCGCACTCAAGTGATTAAACACGGTTGCCTGCAAAGGCCCTGAAAGCGCAAAACTCATGTCGCAAACTCCTCATGTGCAAAGCAAATTAAATACCGCGCATCCGTGTCTTGCTCTGTCACAGCTTCAATGTTGAAAACCCGCACGCCTATCCGAAACCGCTGTTGCGGCGCGGGGCGGGCAGCACTGCCCTCCGGCGCTGCACGGACCGTGATTTTGTACCCCATTCGGCTGACAGCTACGCCGCCTGTTGCGGTTTCCCGCCCCGACCGTGGCGCTACTTGCGCCCATAGCGTGCCAAGAGCAGCCCAAGTCTCGCTAAACCCACCCGCCCCATCACTCGCAAAGATGGGTGCCTCCAGAACAAGCGCGCGGTTTAGCCTCGGCGCTGTCATTGACCCGCCCCCATGCCCAATCGCAGTATCTTATACCGCTCGATCATGCTGCTGACGCCAAATGGCATGCAGCCCGCACTCAGGCCGGTGTCGTCGCGGTACTCGTAAAAATGCGCTGCCAGCATCAGAACCGCCTGCTGCAAATCACTCGGCAATCCGTCCCAGGCGGCGCTGTATCCGGCATCGAATGCAATCAACACCGCCCCCGCCGTCGGTACCTGCGGCAAACACGCCCTCGCGGCGCGAACCTTGGGATGCTGGCTGTCGCGCTCCAGCCAATAGGTCGCTTCCGCAACATCAGTCTGCACGCCATCCCGCGCCACCAGTGCCACACGGGTCACCTCGGTGACCGGCGCAACAGGCAGTGGCTGCGCCTCAGCATCACGCCAGAATGTCAGCGACAGGCTAAAGCTGCGTTGCATCAAAACCTTTCCGGTGCGGGCTTCGATGGCAGACATCGCAGCCCGCAGAAAAGAACGCAGCACTGGCTCCTGCACTGTATCCTGACCAAAGCCACTGCCCAACCGCAGATGCGCCTTGAACGCCTCCACCGGCAATGCGTCGTCAGCGACAGTAGTTTCTTCGATCAGCATCATCAGATGTCTCCAGATTTCATCTCCCCGCCCGCATTCAGGTCACGGACGCGCGGCCCCCACTGCATTGCTCGGTCGGAGGGGAGCAGCTAGACAATGCAATTCACGGGGGCGCGCGCCCGGACCGGGGCCAGATCGCCCCAGCCCCGGCTTCGGCACTGGCTTACGCCAGGCCGAATTTCAGCAACTTAATCGCGGCAAAATCGCTCACGTCACCGCCGACCCGCTTGGTCGCATAGAACAGCACGTGCGGCTTGGCGCTGAACGGATCGCGCAGAATGCGCAGATCAGGTCGCTCTGCCACGGTATAGCCCGCCGCGAAGTCGCCAAAAGCGATGGCGACAGCATCTGTCGTCACATCAGGCATGTCTTCTGCCACCAGCACCGGATATCCCATGAGGCGCGCAGGCTCGCCTGCTGCCATCCCGTCAGACCACAGGAACCGGCCATCCAGATCCTTGAGCTTGCGCACCCGGCCGGCCGTCTTGGAGTTCATGATGAACGAGCCATTTGCACGGTACTGCGCGCCCAGCGCATAGATCAGATCGACAACCGCATCGGGCGTCAAATCTCCGTCTACACCGGTCGGCACATATCCCAGCGCATCCCAAGCCCAGCTGTCATTATGCACCTGCGTGTGGGTGAGAAAGCCGGTTGGCTTGTCGACACCGTCGCCATTGATAAAGGCCGCCGCCTCCGCCCGGGCAAACTTGTCGGCAATACGTCCGGCCAACCAGCCCTCAATGTCAAACGCGGCATCGTCCAGCAAACGTTGGGATGCTTTCGGCAAGGCACTCAACTCATGCAACGGTATGGTGATCCGGTCGATTTGCGGCGTGCCCGTCTCAGAGGTCGGCCCCGCTTCTGTCGCCCATCCAGCACCGATGTCAGTGTAGTCCACCAGCACATCATAGGACGTCGATTCTACCTGCACGACCGAGGCGATCGCACGCACCGAAGCCGTTGCCTTCAGTACAGACTTCACCCGCTCGGCGGTCTGCGGGTCTACCAGATATCCGCCATCCGAATTGACCGCCGAGGATAGCGACTTGCTCTCCATCTCCAGCCCCCGAAAGCCGTCGTCATCGCCATTGCGTACATAGGCGTTAAATGCCTTCTGATGCGGCGCGGCGTAGTCTGTGGCGCCGACCAAAGGTGTGCGCGCAGGCAGTGTCATCTTGCGATCCAACATGGTCATTCGCTCTTCCGTTTGTTGCAATTTGGTATCCATCTCAGCCTGAAAGCCCTTGAGATCAGTGGCAAACCCCGTCACCGCCCGCCGAACCTCCTCTACCGGAGAAATCTCACTTTCCCGTTCCTCGGTCTTGCCCATCGCTTTCCCTTGTTCTGCTGCATGTGCCCATTTCATGACGCGTCTCCTCTTTGCGTAAGCCCGATCCGCGCCTCCTCCAAAGCCGCCGCCATCTCGCGCAGCGCCTCTCCCGTGGCGATCCAATCCGCCTTGGCCGCGACCCGCGCTGTCGGTTGCATCGGGAAGGTCACCAACGACACTTCCCAAAGCTCCAATTGCGACAACAGCCGTTGCCCCTTGGTGTTCTTACTTGCCTTGACGGTGCGATAGCCGATGCTCAGCCCGTCTATTGCCCCTGCCGCGATCAGCGCTGCCGCCTCGCGGCCCTTGGCGACCGAGCTGAGTATCCGCCCCTTCACCCAAAGCCCGCGCGCATCTTCACGCACTTCATCCCAAACTCCAATCGGCTGGGCCGGATCATGCTGCCACAGCATTTTAATGCTGCGCCCCGCCGCCGCGACCGTCTTCAGGCTTTCGGCATAAGCTCCGGCCAGAACTACGTCGCCGCCCTGATCCGCGTCTCCGAAAAAGCTCGCATAGCCGCTGATCTCGACGCCGTCCTTCACATCGGTGACATCCTCGAACCGCGCAAATTTATGCTCCAGTTCGCGCCCGTCCCCGGACAAGCCTCCGCCGCTCCCCGGCGCAGGGCCGAGGTTCATAATATCCATTTGCATGGCACTCTCCTTAAGAATTCAGCCCGTTACGGTACGGCGATTACAAAGGATTCAACCGCTTGCGCCAAAATCACCGCGACCACCCCGTAAACCGTGAACCACAATCGCCGCTCCAGCCGCTCCATCACCTGCTCCAACCGGTCCAGCCGTTCCAGCAGATTGGCATGGTGGATTTCACTGACCCTCTCATGCGCCTGCAGCCGCAGACCCGGCGCACATTCAAACCGCTCCATCAAAGGCGTCTCACCCATCTGACGCCTCCCCAGGCAACCCCAGCAAACGCCGCTTTTCCGCATCACTGAGGAATTCCGCGCGGCTTACCCGCTGCCACTGCGCATCGCGCTCGCCCGCCAGTGCCGGCACCTGATCCAGATCAGGACGCACCTCGACGCGTTCCCCTGAGAACCGTGACAACCATACCGCCAACGCCGCCGTCACCCGCGTCGCCAATGGCAGAACTGTCAGCCGGTAAAACGCTCGGTGCGCTTCTTGATAATTGGCATAGGTCGCATCGCCCTGGATCCCGATCAGCATCGGCGGCACCCCGAAGGCCAGTGCAATCTCGCGCGCCGCACTCTCCTTGGTTTTTTGAAATTCCATGTCCGAGGGCGAGAACCCCATCGGCTTCCAATCCAGCCCGCCCTCCAACAACATCGGCCGCCCGGCATTGCGCGCGCCCTGATGATGGCTCTCCATCTCGTTGACCAAGCGGTCGTACTGGTCTTCGCTAAGCTTGCCCTGCCCCTCGGCACCGCGATAGATGATCGCCCCGCTGGGCCTTGCGGCGTTATCCAACAACGCCTTGGACCAGCGCGACGCCGCGTTATGCACATCCATCGCCATCGCGGCCGCCTGCAACGGACTAAAGCCATAGTGATCATCTTGCGGATGGAAGTTGCGAATATGGCAAATCGGCACCGCCGACCCGCTGGCATCAAACCGGTGCTTGCGCCCGCCTACCGCGTACTCAAATGCCACCGGCCAGCCATCTGCCCCCGGCACCACGCTCATCCGGTCGCTGCGCAACACATGCAACTCCATCGGCAACCCTGCATCGCCGCCCACTGCCTCGACATAGGCATTGCCCGACAACAACAACTGCGCATACAGCGCTTCCAGCAATTCGGCCCGCCCCTGCGCCCCGTTCGGCTGGGCCAGCAAATCAATGACGGGATGGCTGTCAAATCGCTGCGCCGCGTCCTGCACTACCAAGGGCAACGCTGCCGCCGCTTCCGCGATCAACTTCACCGACCGGAACCCAACGGGATTACCACAAAACCCGACCCGCGTCAGACTCACCGCATCGCGCGGGCTCCAAGCAACCCGGCCCGATGTCTGATACGCGACCACAGGCCCTGTCGCCGAAGCCTTCTGCTCCGGCACATCCGCCGCCGCTCCACGTCGCAGAAAGTCAAATACCATGCCGTTGCTCCTCAGATCCGCCGCATCCCGCAAGGGTTACCCCTTGGCTCGGTATTGAATTTCTCACCAAACCTTTAACGTCTCGAAACCACAGCGCCCGCACCCCCGCGCAACACCTCAAAATCCCAATTTCATTTTGCGAAGTAAACTCATGCCAACCCCGACCTAAAATCCACGGCTCCTCTGCAAGCGCCCGCTCACAACGACCGCACACCCGGGCTGCGCCATGTCGCCGCTGGTTCGATCATCAGCTCATGCAGCGCCCAAACCAGCGCATCAACGCGGTCCGGGCTGCCGCCGCCCTCATAGCCCCGCGCTGTCATCCGGCACATCTGGTCCTCCAGCGCATCCATCCCCGCGACGTGCCCGACCCGCCCCTGCTCATAAAGCGCCGCGACAGGCTCGGCCCGGGCCACCTTTCCACGGCTCGCATGCACCGACTTCAACGGTACCAATGGATCAATCCCGCGGATCACCTCGCCCACCATCTGCCCGCCCTGATTGACCTCGGCAATCAAACGATCCGCGCCAAATTGCTCCATCGCCGCAATCGCCGCCCGCGCCCAGCCACTCGGCGTGGCCCCCTGCACCGTGCAATCCGCCAAAACCACGGCGCGCCAGTTCTGCGGTGGCCCTTTGGTCTGCGCCCCCACCACAACGATCCCGCATTCGTCCGACGCAGCGCCGCTCGTCGTCGCCGGATCAAGCCCCACGACGATGCGATCAAACTCCGGCACGGCGCGTACACGGCCTTCCTCCAGCATCACACTGGTCCACAGCGCCCCTTCGGCATCCGCCAGCAACACCCCGTCCAGTTCCTGCCGCCCAAGCCGCGTGCCCCGGTACCGCGCCCGCACTTCCTCCAGAAAGCTCGCCGCCAGATTGGCCGCGTTGGCCTCGGTCGGCGCATGGGTCACCACGGTCGACGGCACCTTCAGCAAATCTTTCAACACGCCGACGTTGCGCGGCGTTGTCGTCACACAAACCTGCGGCTGATCCCCCAAACGCAGCGCAAACTGCAGCTGGTCCCAAGCCTCCTGCCCGCGCTTCCACTTCGCAAGTTCATCCACCCATGCGGCATCAAACTGCGGCCCCCGCAACCCTTCAGGGTCATGCGCCGTGTGTACCGTCGCGACCGCCCCATTGGGCCAAACCAACCGCTTGCGCGTCGCCTCCCAATCCGGTCGCCGATCCTCGGGCGAACAGGCCAAGATGCCGCTATCGCCAAAAATCATCACCTCGCGCACCTGCTCAATCGTCTCACCGACCAGCGCCACCCGTTTACAGCGCCCCGCATCCAGCGGCCGCGCCCCCTCCACGACCGACCGCACCCATTCCGCCCCCGCGCGCGTCTTGCCTGCACCACGGCCGCCCATGATTACCCAGGCCCGCCAATCGCCGTCCGGGGGTAGCTGGTGCTCCATCGCCCAGAACTCGAATAAAAAAGGGAGAGCGCGAAGCTCTCCCTCATCTAGTCCCGCCAAAAAGTCATTTTGGATAAAGCGAGCAGCGCAGCTTATCCAACTTGCACCCGATCTCAGTCCGCGCTTGCTCAAGGTCGAGGGCATAGCCGCCTCGGGCGATGCCTGCCTGCCTGTTTCTGCACTCATTCAGATAGTTCTCCACTTTGATGCACGTCCCGACCATGCCGGCGATCTTGCCAACCGCCTTGGACGTTGCAGTTTCCGTGATCTCCTCCCCGGATTGGGCCTGTGATTTCAGACCTTCTATTTCTCGGCGTAAGTCGCCGATGGCGCTCTTGAGCGAGGACAAAAGTTCTTCGCTCGCGGCAATCTCTTGCTCCGTGGTGATCAT